GGGACATCTTCGGGACGGGTTTGAGAAAGTCCGGGACGGGTTCGGGACGGGTTCGGGACGGATAAATATGAGGACTTCTGCGGTCCGGGACGGAAGGGACGGATAATTCTAAGTTAATTGGCTCTTACGACAGTAACAGTGTTACCCATGTACATTTACCACTGTTACATTATTTACGCCGAGTTATACTCGGTCAAACCCGTCCCGGCCGTCCCGGCCCGCAGAAATCCTCACTTTTATCCGTCCCGGATTTGTCCCCAAAGCGTCCCGGACTTTTAGAAAGCGTCCCGGATGGCAGTTTTCCGTCGTTTTGTGATTTTTAGTCGTCATACGGATCGGGCAAGTCGTCCGCATCGAGGTTATGAGAGCCGACTTGCTTGATCTCGATGATGGGTTGTTCCTCGATCTGCTCATGAGGATTGTCACCCGCCAAGTTTAGCTGGCGCAGTGCATCAAGATGTAGTTGGTTTACATTGACTTGAACCGCTGTGGTCGGCTTGGCTTGGAACTTCTCAGGTGCTGTCACACCCGCCAGCCATTTGCGCGTCTCGATCTTGAGGCGATCAGCGTTAGCCGACACATGGTCGGCCGCGTCTGCAATGTCGAGGCATTCGTCTGCCCATGTCTCCGCCGCCAACGAGCGGGCCTGCTTGAACCGCTCTTCACGGTCAGGGTCTTTTCTAATCCAATGGTAGAGAGAAAGATTGCTGATGCGCAGTTCCCGCGCCAAGCCAGCCATCGTCATTCCCGATGCGATCTTCTCCAGCAGCGTGCTCTCGCCAACCTTATCCAAGTTAGATGCGATAGTGCGGCGCTTGATATGTCCAGCCATAAATCCCCGTTTGAAAATAGATTTTCGAAAAACGAATGGTTTCGTTTCTTGACAACTTTTAAACTGTTACCAGTTTTTTGGAAATCCCCGTACGTGCACGCGCCTACAGGCGCGCCCGCGCCATGCGCACGCACGCCCGCACGCATAGGCGCGCGGTTCTAATGCATAGGCGCACAAGCCGGGCTATGCCGCTAAGGATGAACGGAATTGACAGCCAAATAGGATGGATTGCGAAAGCTAGAACCGCAAAGGGCCAATAAATAGCAGGCATGGCCCTAAAAGCCGTTTTAAAGGCCTCTAGAGCGCGATTTGCATCATTTGGGTGTAATATAGCCGCCCGCATTGTTTCTGCCCTCTACGGGCGTTTAAATGGCCCGCTTTATTGGGCGACGCTAGGCGTGCAACGGCCGGGCCTAAAGGCTATGGTGGCCGGGCATAAAAAAAGGGCGGCACAATGGCCGCCCGGTTGTTTTATCTGTTATCGTTTATCGCAAAAGCAATTGCACAAGCTTTTCTATCGTTTCTCTAATCGGCACACGGCCGCTTTCATATTGCCTAATCATTCGGCTTGAATTCAGGCCTAGAGCCTCTGCCATTTGTTCTTGCGTCAATCCAAGCTTTACGCGTGCCGCTTTGAATTGCTCTTTATCCATCAAGCGTGCCCTTTCTTTCGCAAAGCATTGCCAAAATAGCCGCATTGACGGCTTCAATATGTTCTAGAGCAATCCCCTTGCGCCGGGCTTGTGCCCTTAGCAAAGCCGCCCGCGCCATTGTTTCTGCCGCCAAATTGTCGGCAATCGCTTGAATTGCGCTTTTGTCTAGTCTTTCCATATCGTTTCCCCTTATGCTTTGGACCGTTTCGGCAAGCGGTAGGGCGCTTCCCGCAACAATTGCATATATTCGGACAAATCCTTGCCGCTTTGCTCTAGCCAGCGCACGACAAAACCGCTTGTGTCTTTTTTAGCCTTAGCGCCCTTTGGCGAAAGCCCGACAATATAACCACCCTTTTGGTCTAAATGGCGCAAATCATGTTTGTCACCGTCAATGACAAAAAAGCCCGCAAAGCTTTCGGGCAAGCCGCCCGCAAATACCATTGCCACATTGTGCCCGGCCATTAACGCATCGACGCAATCTTGCGCGTTCTCGGCGCTATAAGATAGCGTCAAATCCAAATTGCGCGGCGCTTTGCCTAGACGGCCGGGAAGCTTTGTATATTCGACAAATTGGATTGCCGGGAACAATTGCGGCAATGTCCATTGCCTAGATGGATAGATAAATTCCGCAAGCGAAGGATTAAACGCGCGAACGCGTAAGGCCTTAATTGTCTTTTGATCTAAATCAAAGCTAATGCGCTCCCAAACGATATCGCTTGAACCGTTTAGCCGCACGCAAAGCTTAAGGCCTTCCCTAGTCGCTTGTGCGTCAAGCTTAATGATATCGCGGGCAAGCCTGTTCATATATTCGCCACGTTCACGCATAAATAATTGCGCTTTGCGCTTGCGGCTTTCCCGGACATTATTCGTGCCATGCTCTAGATCCGATACCATAGCCGCTTGACCGCTATAATGGCCGAGACAAAGCGCAACACAAGCCGCGCTGGCATTAGGGCACAAATTGCCCGCGCCGCCTAGCGTATAGGGCGCAAGATAGTGAATTGCGTTCAAATAGCCATAGCCACTAGCTTTTGCGGCTTTGGCGCTATCGGTTGAAAAAAGCGTAGGATATTTTGTCATTGTCTTTCCCTTTCGATTAACGATTAAAGCTTTCGGCTTGCCAGCCATATTCCCGGCTATCGCCGAATAGTGTATACCAATTGCGCTTGATCCAATGATAGCGCCATTTGGCTTGCCCGCGCGTCAAGCCGGGCCAAACAATATCCGGCTTGCCATTGCGATAGCGCACAAAGGCCCGATATCCCTTATCCATTTAAAAGCCCTTTCAATTCGGCTTTGATTGCGCGGGCTTTATCGCCGCGCCATGCCGTCGCATTGGATAGGAAATAGAGCACAATGCCGCGTGCATCATCCCAACCGTACTTGTCATTAATTGATTGCAAGCCTTGCATAGCGTCTAAGTACGGAACCGCGCCAAAGTAAGGCTTTTTCCAGTCCGCCCGAATATCGCGGGCAATCGTGCTAATTGCTCTAGTCATTGCCTTTCCCTTTCAAATCCAAAACACAAGCCAACGTGACAAGCCCGGCTATCCAAAGCCAAGCGAAAGCTTCAATCGATAGATATGGCGATAGGTCAAAAATCATTGTCTCAATCCCTTTCGGCTTAATTGCCTAGGCGCTTAGTGCGGCTATGCGTTCCGCTTTGCAATAGGCTATCGGTTCCGCTTTGGCGCAATATGCAATCAATGTGGTGCGGCTATCGGTTCCGCTTTAGAGGCTTCTCGACACGCCGACGCACAGCCGCGTCTAGCGTGCCTCTGCCACCATTTGTTCCGTCACTAGAACACTGTTACACCCAAAAAACCGCAGAAAACCGTGGGTTTTGACGCGTTCGCTCGCGCGCGGGCACGCGCGCACACCCCCACGGGGGCGCGCACGCGGGGGGCGCGTGCGTGTACAACTTGACGCAGACCGAATGACCCCCACCCCCACTTGAATTTTAGGCACTTCCCGAAAAAAAATTATAAATTTTCCGCTTGCAAAAGTGTAACAGTATCCTGTAACAGTGCTGAACAAACAAAAAACGGGAGTTTTACGTCATGGCGGTTTATGGCTACACGCGGGTCTCGACCGAGGATCAGGTGGAGAACACCAGTCTGGACGATCAGGCACGCCAAATTCAAGGCATCGCGCTCACACACAATCTGGAACTTGACCATATCTACGAAGAGAAGGGCGTGTCCGGGGCCATCCCACTGTTCCGCCGGGAAGAAGGCTGCAAGCTGGCGTTCCTACGCCAAAACGACACAGTCATCGTATCCAAATTAGATCGAATGTTCCGCGATGCCCGTGATGCATTGAACGTGATTGGGGACTGGGAAGACCTCGGTATCAATTTGATTATCAACGGATATGGTAATGTGATGGATCGGGCCAACCCGAACGGCCGCTTTATGCTTGAGATCATGGCCGTGTTCAGCGGTGAAGAGCGTCGGCGGATTAAAGAGCGGGTCATCGCTGGCAAGCGCGCCAAGAAGGACGCGGGTGGATTCTGCGGCGGCAAGGTTCCCTATGGATATAAGAAGGTCGGCACGGGCCGCAAGGCGCGGCTGGTTGTCGATACTGAGCAGCAGGATAGCATTATGACGATGAAGGTCGCCAAGCTGAAGGGCTATAGTTCCCGTGACATCTCCAAGATCATAGCTAAGAAGCACGGTATTGATGTCAGCCACCAAACCGTTTACCGTATCCTAAAGGGAGAGACGAATGTCTAAGCCAAGAACCAGTCCAGAACGCGCCGCTAAAGAGGCGGCCGAACTTCTGTCTACAAGCAGCCAACAATCGCCGAACTTCTTTCTGGTGTTCCTAAAGAAGTATCGTGACGATCCCGTCGGGTTCGTGCGGGACATCCTGCGCACAAAGCCCGATCCGTGGCAGATCAAGTTTCTCGAAGCGATCAGCGCCGGGAACCGCAGGATCAGCGTCCGATCAGGCCACGGCGTCGGCAAATCGACAGCCGCAAGCTGGGCCATGCTGCATTACTTCCTGACGCGATACCCGGTGAAGGTTGTCGTGACCGCGCCGACATCCGCACAGTTGTTCGACGCGATGTTCGCGGAACTGAAGCGATGGGTCAATGAACTGCCCGATGTGTTGAAGGTTTTGGTCGAAGTGAAAACCGACCGTGTAGAATTGAAGGCTGCGCCAAGTGAAGCATTTATCTCCGCCAGAACGAGCCGCGCTGAAACGCCAGAAGCGTTGCAGGGTATCCACGCCGACAACGTATTGCTTGTCGCTGACGAAGCGTCGGGTATCCCAGAAAGTGTCTTCGAAGCCGCGTCCGGTTCTATGTCAGGCCATAGCGCGACCACGTTGCTCCTTGGCAACCCCACCCGGAACAGCGGTCTATTCTACGACACGCATAATCGACTTAAAGGCGAGTGGAAAACCTTTCACGTTAGTTGCCTCGACAGCCCGCGAGTATCCGATGCGTTCGTTCGGGAAATGCAGCTACGTTACGGCGAAGATAGCCCAGCCTATCACGTCCGTGTTCTTGGTAACTTCCCGCCGCGTGAAGAAGATACGGTCATTCCTGTCGAGTTGATCGACAGCGCCATGAACCGTGAGATCAAGATCGCCAAGGCGACGCGCAGTGTGTGGGGTCTTGACGTTGCGCGTATGGGTAGCGATGCTAGTGCGCTTGCCAAACGCCGAGGACCGGTTGTTGAAGAGATACAGACTTGGAAGGGTCTGGACCTGATGCAGCTTACCGGCGCAGTCGTAGCCGAGTATGAGGCGCTGCCGCCGTCGGAACAACCCGTCGAGATATTAGTTGATAGCATTGGGTTGGGAGCGGGTGTGCTGGACCGCTTGCGCGAACTGGGTCTGCCAGCGCGTGGGATTAACGTCGCCGAAAGCCCGGCGCTGAAAGGGACTTACGCCAACCTACGCGCCGAATTGTGGTTCAAATGTAAAGCGTGGCTTGGCAACCGCGATGTGAAGATACCCAAGGATGAGCAGTTGTTCGCCGAGTTGGCGTCACCGCGCTACACCTTTACCTCGTCTGGTAAGATGCAAGTCGAGAGTAAGGAAAGCATGAAGAAGCGCGGGCTTCCATCGCCGGATAAGGCGGACGCGTTGTGCCTGTGTCTGGCGACCGATGTGTCAACTATAATGCACGGATATGCAATGGCCAATAAGACGGGTGCGTTGCGTAGAAATATACGGGGCATTGTTTGACATTTTATTTGTAAATAGATAAATAGTTGTTGTCCGGCAGGTTTCTCTCTCCCTCTCCTGCCGGACATCATTGGGCAGACTGGGGTGTGCGCGGCTGGGCCGATAATAGCGACTGAACGAGATGATGCTCCTTCTTCGTTCGAAACGCCGCCACCCCGTTTTTTGCGTTTCCCTAAACTTTAGTGTATAGTTATCCACAGGGAGCGTACCCTTGGAAACTAAGACTTGTCCCAGATGCGGCGAAGAACGGCCGACTGACAGCTTTTATTCGTACAAGCGCGCCTGCAAGTCTTGCTTGCGCGAAGAACAGCGCATCTTCAGAGCCTCACGCCCAAATTTCCATCGCGCTCATAACCTGAAGCAGCGATACGGACTTAGCCCCGATGAGTACCAGTCGATCCTCGCCCATCAGAATTTCACTTGCGCCATTTGTGAGGTAGAAATATCTCACGCATTAGAGTATACAGCAAAGAGATCAGTTGTCGTTGACCACAACCATGAGACGGGTGAGGTACGCGGCATACTCTGTTCGAAGTGTAATTTGGTTCTAGGGCACGCACGAGAGAGTACGGACATTCTTTATCGGGCCATCGTGTACTTGAGTGAGCGCGGCGCGTATACGCCAAAGAAACAGGTTTGATTGCATGGTCGCAAAGCGTTATCAGAACCCGAAGGGCGGCCTCAATGAAGCGGGGCGTAGCCACTTCAAGAAGACCGAAGGGGCCAACTTAAAGGCTCCTGTTAAATCTGGTGATAACCCACGGAGGGCATCATTCTTAGCACGCATGGGCAATATGCCCGGTCCGGAGCGCGATGAGAAGGGAAAGCCAACCCGCCTTCTCCTATCTCTGCAAGCGTGGGGTGCGTCATCTAAAGCAGACGCGAAGTCCAAAGCTAAAGCCATTTCAACTCGGAATAAAGGAAAATCCAAATGAAGAAGATGAGCGCAGCCGCTAAGAAGATCGCCAAAGTTATGGGCGAATTTAAGCGTGGCACGCTTCATGCTGGCGTAAATCCCAAAGGCCCGGCAAAGGCTCCCTTGGCTAAATCGCGCAAACAGGCTATTGCTATTGCCCTGTCTGAAGCTGGTAAGTCGAAAAAGAAGTAAGGCTAAAA